GATAATAAAAATAACGATAATAAAAATAACGATAATCAAAAGAAAAATGCTTATCCGGTTGATATTAAGGATATGGAAAATGTAATTGAAAACATGGAAAATCAAAATCAATCAAATTATATAACATATATAATTATAATAATGACTTTAATATTATTTTTAATTATATTTTTGAAATACACTCATAATTTTTAGGAAAATGCCTTGTTATCAATGGTATTTTGTGTGTGTGATTTCTCTACATGATTTTTCATGCGAAGCATATTATTTTATGTAGAGAAATCACACACACAAAATACAATTATAAAAAAAACTTCTAATCTAAAAAACTTCTAAAAAGGTTGTTGATTATTAAATTGTGGAAAATTAAATAATAAAGGAGATGTTAAAACATTTAAATATAATTTTTTATTATAATCTGGATCATCATAATTTAATTCAAGAAATTGATTTTTTTTATCATTTTGATAAATATTTGACATAATCGTAGCACGAATAAGAAATTCTAGACATGCGTTTTCATAACAATCTATATCACGTCTAGAATCTCTAAAATATTTTAATTTTAATTCAATTTTATCTAATAAATTTTTTTTGTCTTCAATATTTATTTTATTTTTGTATAATGATAAAATATCTATCGTCAATTGATTATATTTTGGTAAATGTTGAATCATTGGTATAATTAAATTAATTACAAATCCCCAATAATTTTTATATGATTCCAGAGATTCCGGATTCTTACAACAATCATTCACATAATCAATTAAATAAATTAAAATTTCATTATTATAATTAATTTCATTATAGTCATTTTCTTCTAAATCATCATTTTCTTCTAAATCATCATTTTCTTCTTCTAAATCATCATTTTCTCCTTCTAAATCATCATTTTCTTCTAAATCATCATTTTCTTCTTCTAAATCATCATATGTTAAATAAAGTAAATATGATTCTATTTTTTTTATAATATCTGTAATACGAATACCATATGAGTCAATTGTAGGAGAATAACAATTATATTGGAATGAGAGCCCGGGCAACTCTTGGAATTCCAAATTAAGATTTGGAATATTTTTAGAAAGTGATGAAGATTTGAAAGGTAGCCATTTATTGAAATTAGCTAAATATTTACCTCGGATATGTTTTTTTCCAATATAATTATCAATCATTTTAATTAATTTTACTTTATCTTCATCCGATATATCTTGTTCTTTTTCTTGTGCTTGAAAGAATCTAGATAATTGATATATATATGATGATGAACGTATAGTTTTCCGAAGTACTGGTATTTCAATATCGGTGATTTGACATTTTATAGTTCCAATTTGAAGTTTGTCTTTAACATAATTTTTAACATATGTAATATTTGTAAGCATTTATTATTTAAATAATAATAATAATAAAATAATAATAAAAAACAATTTTTTAATTATTTAGGGTAGGTCAATTTATAATAAATTTACACATAATGATTGTATATATTGTATTGTATATGAAGGGTCATACCATTTTTGAATCATATCGAATAAAAATCCATTATCAATGTCTGCCCAATATTTTATAGTTCGTTCGGGATTTCCAAAATGGTTAATAATCTTTTGTCTAGAAGTGTATTGAACTAAAATAATTTGTAATAATCTATTAATCATCGGTCTTGATAATTTAATACCATCAATTAATACATAATGCCATGATAAAGAATTAATAAGTTCAATAATGAATTTATGATTATCTAAACAATTATATTGTCCTTTGAGAAGATAATATTTTCCATTTTGATTAAAAATCAATCCTAAACAATATTGAAGAGTTGAAAAATATAATCCAATATTACTAAATTTTGATAATGGTTCCAATGATGTAATATCATCTTGTAATGGTTTAATAATAATTTCTAATTGTTCAAGTGCTTTTTCAAATTTTTGATTATTTATTAATTCCATGAAATGAAACAATTCATCAGATGCTGTTAAAATGTGTTGATGATTATCATTATTTATTTTAACAATGTTTAATCCTTTACATAATTCCCCAAATGGTAAAAGAAGTGTTAGTTGATTTGTTGTAAATGAATTTTTACTCACATTTTCATTTGAAATATCAACCGTATTTCTATATAATTTAAATAAATGATATTCAATCTTTTCCGAATCACCTTTTAATGTAGGTAATACTATATTAATTGAATCCATTTTTATTATCTACAAATTAATATTTTCAAATCCATATTTATATATTCAATTTTTTCCATTATCAATTATTCTAAATATTCCTAAATTATTTGTAATCCGAAATTATTTGTAATCCTAAATTATTTGTAATATAAGGATTAATGAAATATATATTAGTTAGTCTTTATTTTTATCAAATCTGTAAAAAAAAATTGAACTGAAAAAAATAAATAATATAATTAATGTTAAAAATGCCTAAAAGTAGTGGTAATAAACCAAAAAACATAAAACAAAATAAAAAATATGTAATAGAAGATGAAAAGGTTAAAACAGAAGTTCCACAAAATATAGCTTTTAGGGATGAATCAAAGGATATTAATTTAGACAAGGATTGTTATAAAATAATGGATGCGTATTTTAATAAAGACAATGGGAGATTATTAGTAATACATCAATTGAAGTCATTTAATTATTTTATGGATACTATGATTCAAGAAATAATAAAACAATTTAATTCAACGATTATTTATTATGATATTGATAAAGAAGCGAATCAATTTAAATATGAATTTCATATTGATTTTGACGATATACATTTTGAAACACCTGTAATTAATGAAAATGACGGTAGTTCGTCATTGATGACACCATCAAAAGCACGTTCAAGAAATTTGACATATGCGAGTAATTTAACGGTTGATTTGAAGTTAAAAATAATTGTGCGAAAAGGTCAAAAATTGGAGATTGAGGAAGTTTTTAATAAAGAGATTCCAATGGTTAGTTTGGGTAAGATTCCGATAATGGTTCAATCAAAATATTGTATAACACGTAATCAAGAATATAAAAGTTTAAAATCACATAATGAATGTTTGTATGATTTGGGTGGTTATTTTATAATTAATGGTAATGAAAAAGTTATTATTAGTCAAGAGAGATCAGTTGATAATTGTGTTCAAATATTTGATTCAACAAATCTGAAGACAAAATTTTCGAATGCGGTTGAAATAAAATCAGTTTCGGAAAAATCATTTGGAAATATTAGATCTTTAAACTTAAAAATTAAATTAACTGATAATTCGATAAAATTAACTACTCATAGATTTAAACCTGAAATACCGTTATGGGTTTTCTTCATTGCTTTGGGTATAGAATCTGATAAAGAAATTATCGAAAAGATTGTTTATGATATTGATGCACCAGAAAATCAAGCATATTTAAGATTATTGAGAGGTTCAATAAATGATTTTAATACTATTTCAGATTTTAAAGGTGATAATAGAAGACAATCAGTTGCTTTGGAATATTTAACAAAACAAATTTCATATATTAATTCACCAAAAGAAATAAGATTAACGATTGATGATAAAGTTAAATACGTTAAGAATGTCTTAGAAACTGATTTTCTACCACATGTTGGTTCGGATTTTGAAGATAAAATATATTTTCTTGGATATATGACTAATAAACTTCTTCATTGTCATCTAGAAGAAGATTCTCAAAATTATGATGATCGTGATAATTACGCAAATAAACGTGTTGATACACCGGGGTATTTATTAGGTAGTTTATTTTCACAATGTTTTAAATTTCTAATTAAAGATATGAAAAAATCAATTGTTAAAGAATTGGGTAATAATAAAAATTGGAGATATGAAGGAGATATAACAGAAGTTATAAATAAAAAGAACATTTCCAAATTAATTAAACCAACAATTATTGAAAGTGGTTTAAAATATTCATTGGCGACAGGTGATTGGAAAGTTAAATCATCTAAATCTAAATCTAAAAGTGGAACCGCCCAAGTATTAAATAGATTAACTTATCCGAGTGGTTTATCACATTTAAGACGTGTAAATTCCCCATCTGAAAAGAACGGTAAATTAGTTGAACCTAGAAGATTACATAATACACATTGGGGTATTAATTGTCCGTCTGAAACACCAGAAGGTCAGTCTGTTGGATTAGTTAAAAATATGTCGAATGATTGTTATATAACTGGTTATTCAAATCCACAAATTGTAATTGACAGATTAAAAATATTGGGGGTTGAACGTGTTATTGAAGTAGAACCAGTAAGATTACATAAAGAAACTAAAATATTTGTAAATGGTTATTTATATGGTATTACACCTGAACCAGTGATATTAGTATCTAAATTAAGAAGTTTAAGAAGACAAGCTTTAATAAATATTTATACATCAATATTTTGGAATATTAGAGTAAATGAAATACAGATTTATACAGATGCTGGTAGAGATTGCCGTCCATTATTAATAGTTGATCCTCCTAATAAATTACGTATACGGGCTAGAGATATAGAATTACTTAAAAATGGAAAATATAAATGGAATAATTTAATTCTTCCAGTTATTAATAAAAATAAATCAAACAAAGGAATAATAAATGATAATTATCAAGATGAAGATAATCAAGATAATGAGGATGAGATAGCAAATCGTCAAAACTCAGATTTATTTGAACGTCGTGAAAGTGTTATTGAATTCATTGATTCTTCGGAAACTGATAATTTAGTAATTGCTATGAACCAAAAAGAACTTATGAATAATGATAGAGACGGTTATTTATATTATTATACTCATTGTGAAATACATCCATCAATGATTTTAGGTGTATTAGCATCATGTATTCCATTTGCTTGTCATAATCAATCACCAAGAAATACATATCAGAGTGCTATGGGAAAACAAGCTATGGGAATTTATGCTACAAATTTTCAAGAACGATTAGATTCGATTGCGTATATTCTACATTATCCACAGAAACCAATTGTTAGCACTAGATTTGGAAAATATTTTTCAAATGATAAGATTCCAAGTGGTATGAATGCTATTGTTGCGATTGCTTGTTATACTGGATATAACCAAGAAGATTCAGTGATGATTAATCGTTCGGCTGTCCAACGTGGATTCTTTATTTCGACATTCTTTCGAACATATAAAGATGATGAGAAAAAAATTCAATCCAGTGGTCAAGAAGAAAGATTCGTTAATCCATCTACTTTTAATATTTCAAGTGATAAAAAACGTATTGCTAGTTATGATAATTTAGATGAAAACGGGTTCCCTAAAATCAATGCTTATTTGACACCAAATGACGTTGTAATTGGTAAAGTAATTCCTATTAAAAATACACAACCAATGGTTCTTGGAACACAAACCAGTTTTCGAGATATTAGTAGTACATTGAGAAGTAATGAAAATGGATTCGTAGATAAAGTATATATAAATCGTAATGCTGAAGGGTTTAGAGTATGTAAAGTTAAAATGCGGTCTGAAAGGATACCAACCATTGGAGATAAATTCAGTTCGAGACATGGACAAAAAGGTGTGTGTGGTATGATTTATGATGAAGAAGATATGCCATATTCTGAATCTGGAATGTCACCTCATATTATTGTAAATCCACATGCTATACCAAGTCGTATGACAGTTGGTCATTTAATGGAATGTATTTTAGGTAAAGCTACAACACGATTAGGTGGATTAGGTGATTCAACGGCTTTTACAAATTTGACACCTGAACAAATTGGAAATGTATTAATGGATAATGGATATGATTCTTATGGTGATGAAATATTATATGATGGATTTACAGGAAGACAAATTAAAACAAAAATCTTCTTCGGTCCGACATATTATCAACGTCTTAAACATATGGTTGAAGATAAAGTTCATAGTCGTTCAACTGGTCCCGTGGTAATGCTTACAAGACAACCTTCTGAAGGTCGTTCTCGTAGTGGTGGTCTTCGTTTAGGTGAAATGGAAAGAGATGTTTTAATTTCACATGGTATGGCATTATTTTTGAAAGAGAGATTAATGGATTTGGCTGATGATTATCGTGTTTATGTATGTGATTATTGTAAAATGTTCGCTGCCTTTAACTTATTTGATAAAACACCTTGGAAAAAAGATTTTAAAGAAGTTCATTATTGTAAAAATTGTGATAATCATTATAGTTTCACAGAAATTCAAATACCATTTGCTTGTAAATTATTATTTCAAGAATTATATTCAATGGGAATGGCTCCTCGTTTTATTACAAATTAATTATATTTAAATTTCTTTATTTATTTTTATTTATTTCATCTAGTTTAATTTCATCTAGTTTAATTTCATCTAGAATAATCTTTTTTGTAGAAAATTAAATAAATTTTTTCCTTTATCAAAAAAAATAATTATTTGAATATAAGAAAATCTAGATGTATATAATTTATATTAAACTTCTAATATATCAAACATTATTTTTTTCTAATTAAAATTAAAAAAATTTCAGAAATATGAAAACAACACGTAAAGATTTTACATGACAATTATTTTTATAAATAATATCCATTAACATCTTTTGAAGCATAACGACCTTCTCTACCACATCTAAAGCACACAACATCATCATCATCATCGTCATTGTTATGTTTATAAATTTTGTGTTTTTTATATTTTGAATTACAATATTTCTCATGGTGTTCACATTTATTTTCTTGACATTCATTCGCAAAATGATCATCTTTTCCATTACTCATTTTATGTAAAACATTTATTTCTGATTTTTCTAATTTTACAGAAACAAATGAACCACCACGAACATTATCTATTCCATATTTATCCATATATTGTCTAGTAATTTTGTCTTCATCATAATCATCACAATTGGGTTTAATTTCCAATATCTTTATTGGTTTATAAAGTTTTGTCCATTCAGAACCATTTGAATTAAAATGCCTTTCCAATCTAAATTGGGGATTGTTAGTTTTTCCAATATAATATTTTCCTTTCTCTAGTTGGATTACTTATATAAAAACCATTTATAATATTAAAATTCAATTTTTATATGAACATTAATCAAAAAAAAAATTGAATTTTTTACTAATATTACTAAACACTAAGATACAAAGACACACCGATTTTAATGATGAAGATAAATATAATCGTGAAGTTTATAATATAAGCGATAAGCAATTAACAATATTGCCAAAGCTTTCTGATACAATTAGATATTTATATTGTTTTGATAATTATTTATGTGAATTGTCCGAACTTCCAAATTCTCTTAAAGAAATTTCTTGTAATTCAAATCAAATAATAAAAATAGATAAATTTCCATTATATCTTGCCTATATAAATTGTCAATGTAATAAATTAACTTCATTACCAGAACTTCCAGAATCTATAGTAAAAATTCTTTGTGGAGGTAATCAATTAACTGAATTACCAAAACTTCCGAATTCACTTAAACTACTTTGGTGTGATGATAATAAATTAAGTGTATTACCTGAACTTCCTAATTCTCTTTTAATGCTGAGTTGTGAATATAATCAATTGCATGAATTACCAAAACTTCCAATTTTTATTGAAAATCTAAGTTGTAGTAATAATAATTTAAGTGAATTACCAGAACTTCCTTCAACTTTAACACATCTATATTGTGATAATAATCAATTGAGAGTATTACCTGAACTTCCATATTCTCTTGAAATTCTGATTTGTAATAATAATAATTTTATAAAAAAACTTACCTATTTAGATAAAATTATGTTTATCTAACATTTTAACTGTAGAAAATTGAAATACAATATATTATACAATAAATAATACTATTAATTATACAATAAATAATGACATCTAAACTTGAATTATCTGGATATAATGATAAACATCTTTATAAACATATAAACAATTTGATATATGATAATATTGGATCTGAAATTAAATTATTTCCAGAAATTCCGAATTTGATTCATACATTTATTTGTAATAATAATTATAATTTAATATCAATACCAGAATTACCAGATTCACTACACACATTTATTTGTAATAATAATCAATTATTATCATTACCAAAACTACCCAATTCACTTCATACTTTAATTTGTAATTATTGTTTGAAAATTAATTCAATACAATTTCCAGAACTTCCCAATTCATTACGTATTTTAAATTTATCTAATAATAATTTAATTTATCTTCCGAAACTTCCAAATTCTCTAGAAGAACTTACATGTTCTGGTAATAATTTAATTTCATTACCTGAACTTCCAAATTCACTTAAAACACTTCAGTGTAGGGATAATAAATTAATTGAATTTACTAAACTTCCAAAATCACTTAAAAATCTAGATTGTTCAAATAATAATTTAATTGAATTACCAGAACTTCCAGATTCTCTAGAAAAACTTAGCTGTTATGATAATCATTTAATTGAATTTACTAAACTTCCAAATTCTTTAATTGAACTAATCTGTCATAAAAATAAATTAATTTCATTACCAGCACTTCCGGATTCACTGGAAATAATTCAATGTTATGGTAATCAACTTACAGTATTACCAACATTACCATCATCGCTTACTTATTTTATATGTTGTTTTAATTATTTAACTTCATTACCACAACTTCCAAATATTGAAATATTAGAATGTAATTTTAATAAATTAATATCATTACCAAAACTTCCAGAATCACTTATTATTCTGTGTTGTGAAAATAATAACTTATCATCATTACCTGAATTACCAAACAATCTCAAAACATTACATTGTACATATAATCAATTAACAGAAATGCCAAAACTTCCAATTTCACTTATAGATTATTCATTTAAACATAATAATTTTCAATAGTCATTCTATAAAAATTGATTTTCTTTTTTATCAATATTTTTATCAATAATGGTAATTACAATTAAATATCAAAATGATAATACTGAATATTATAAAAAATCTATTGATGAAATATATAATTATGAAATGGTCATATATATGCGTTTTTATTATGATGATTTAACATCATTACCTAAACTCCCAAACCAACTAAAAATACTTTGTTGCTCACATAATAAATTAACTTCATTACCACGTCTTCCTGATTCACTTGAGATATTGTTTTGTAATAATAATCAATTAACTGAATTACCATCACTTCCAAATTCACTTGAACAACTTTATTGTAATTATAATCAATTAACTTCATTACCATCACTTCCCAATTCACTTGAAACACTTGTTTGTAAATACAATCAAATAAAATTACTACCAAAATTACCAAATTCACTTCGGTATATTGAATGTAATAATAATCAAATAAGATTTTTTTCGGAATTTTATTGTTATTATAATTTCAATAATAACAATTTAATAAACAATTTAATAAAAAAACACAAATATTTATATAAAATAATTTATACATAGATTTAATTTTTCACTTATAAATTAAACATGAATGTTCATTTTTTTATGTTTCCCCTTTTCATGAACTATAAATTGATTAAACGCACCATATGGTATAACTTCACATCTGTTTTGTTCATCTAATGATAGATTTTGAACTAAATCTAAACAATGTATTCTTTTATTTTTTGGTAATTTTTCATTAACAATTTTAAGTTCATTAATAACCATTTTGAAAATATATCCATCATCCCATCTTGGATATAATCGAAAATATCCAGTTTTAAATTTATTACTAACAGTATGTAAGAAATCATATCCATTTTGTTTTTTAAATCCAATTATTCCAGACTCAACACCCATATCACCTTCTTGACGTCTTTTTCCAAGATGATAAACAACATGATATCCATTAAATATTTTATCTATATCTTCATCAGAAATGTGTTTTTTAAAATAAGCATCAGCATCTATCCAAATTAAATACTCATAATTATTACCATAATTATTAAGAGCATATTCCATTGCTACAATTTTACGAAACCATCTAGAAGCTAAACGATTCCAATTGTTTTCAAATATTTTTGGATTATTTTCTCTAGTTGCCGTTCCACCCAAATAATCAGGAATTATATCTTTATGAGCTTCTAAAAATTTATTCAGATAATTTGAATAAAGCAAATTATATTTAAATATATTTGAATTTGTTTCTGTATAATCAAAACCTTCATAACAAACAACCATCTGATGGTTTGGATTATATTCTTTAAAAGTTTCAATCATATGTTTTCCTGATGCTTCATACATATCTTTTGCGAAACTAGATACAAATAATGTTCTAGGTAATTTATTTTTATTTTCAAATAATGTCATTATTGTTTTTAAATATATTATTTTTTTGATTTGATACCAATTGAAAAAAATTGATTTGGATAATCTATTTATTATAGGGAATAATAACAACAAAATATTAGAAATATGAATATATATTATTTTTCAAATCAATCAAATGCTGACTTTAAATATTTGATTCATTATCTTGGTTATTTAACAATTAAACGAAATGAAAAAACAGATTCAGGAGAACCACCATCAAAACGACAATGTTTAGAAATTTATGATATTCAAAAAGATAAGATTGAATGGAAATGGGGATTATTTAATGAAAATGATATATTTGAATATGAAGGTCATTCATTAAATTTTAAAATGATACAAAATGAAAATTCACCTAAAATCTCTGGATTTGGATCTGATATTATTTGTCATAAAACAATTATATTAGAAACTATCGCACCTATCGAAATTGTAAATAAATTTTTAATTGAATCACGCACACATTATGATAGTATTTATAATCAAGTTAAAAAACAATCTCTCTCATATTGTATTTATGATGCTTCAAAAAATCAATGGAATCATATTGGATCTATTGAACCTAGAGATGTAAATAGTGTTTATATTCCAAAAAAAGACATGAACAAATTAATTAATATAATGGATAATCATCGTGATGAACACCAAATTAAACGATTAAGCGAACTTGATATTCCTCGTAAAAAAATTTATCTGTTTGAAGGTGTTTGGGGTTCCGGTAAAACAACAACTATTCGAATGTTGGCTTCTAAATACAAAGTACCTCTTTATGTTATTCCATTCAGTCCAAGTTTAAATGATGAAAAATTAATCAAAGCAATTGATTCAGTTCCATCAGAGGCTTTTATTGTTCTTGAAGATATTGATACAATGTTTCTAGAAAGGAAAAAAGGAGATGAACATAAAAATAATTTAACATTTAGTGGATTGTTAAATGCCCTAGATGGAATTTATTATAAAAATGGAAGAGAAATTTTTATGACAACAAATTATAAATCATGTCTCGATCCGGCATTAATAAGACCGGGTAGAATTGATTTTGTTTTAACATTTAAATATGCTGTTAAAGAGCAAATTTTACAAATGTTTCAGAGATTTACAAACCCATCCGAAGAACAAATTGAAATGTTTTGGAAAAAATATCAATCATTAAAAAATTGTCATCTTACTATGGCTACTTTACAACAATATTTACAATCATATATTGATATGCCTAATGAAGCTATCGAAAATATTAATGAACTTAAAAAATTAATTGATAAAACTACACAATCAGATAACTCAAAACATTTATTCTCATAATGCTTTTTAGAAACACTTTTTAGAAAAAAGTGTAGGCAAAAATCACTTAACACTTTTTACTAAAAAGTGTAGGCAAAAATCATTTTTTTTGGAATATTTATGGCTGGATATAATTTAAAAATTGATTTTTATTATATTTATGATATCTAATACATTTTTATAACAATAACAATACATCAATGATGTGTGATTGTGATTGCGCATTGATTGGTGAATTGTGTCAAGCAAGTGAACATTATTGTCGATGTTTACCATATTATCATTATCTAAATCAAGATAATTTGGATCAAGATTATCATTATTGTAAAGCTAAGATACATAGATGTATATGTGGTTTGAAATGTTTATCTTCAAATCATAATTGTATTTGTCCAAATGAATATTGTAAGGCTAATCAACACAGATGTTTGTGTGTAATAGATAGAAAAAGAAAATCAATTAATTTAATTAACCTTGAGAAATGTAAGTCTAATCAACATGAATGTGTATGTTTTTCAAAATTTACTGAATTGTGTAAGGCTAATAATCATATATGTCATTGTGGTGAAAATCCATACCTGAAGAACTTTAATAATCCATGTAGGAAGAAGAATTTTACAGTTAATGAACATGATTGTTTATGTGGAAAACGTCCTATATGTTTTTCGAAAGATCACATATGTTCATGTGAAATTGTCAAACATATTAATTTATGTATTAAAGGAGAATTAACACTGAAGGAAATTACACCTTTTTTGAAAAAATGTATTGGACATGAATACACAACAAGCCAAAATTTTATCCAATTTTTTAGGACAAATCACGCACAATTTGAATGTGGATTCAAGAAATCTAGAAAAATGATGTTTACATTGTGTATTCGAAGGACATCTATTCGAAAGAGATATATTCAAAAGAATGACACTATTCTAGAGGAAATATATTATGTTCATTTTCCAAAAGAGTTGATTGATTATATTTATGATCGTTTTATTAATTGTGAATGGGTTCCAACTATTATGGACACCTAATCGTAATATTTTTAGCATAATTAGATTGAATTATATATATATAAAATTGTTTTTTTTTGATTTATATTACAGATTTACAATTTTTGAATATACTCACATAAAAACAATCATGTGTGATTGTAAATATGAATTTGAGATATTTATTCCTAAAAAGAAATGTAATTCTCAAGAACATATTTGTTTATGTTTTCTATTGTTAAACAAATATTATTGGAATAATGAGGCAAATATTACATCTAAATGTCGCGCCAAACCAGTTGATCATGAATGTGTATGTATAGGTAAATTTCAAGATAATTGTCGTGCGGTTGAACATAAATGTCAATGTTCTAATATGCCATATCGTAAAAATTATAAACAACCATGTTCAAAGAAGGGATTTATAGTTAATCATCATAAATGTTTATGTGGTGTTCGACCAATATGTTTTGCTAAGGAACATGCTTGTACATGTCAATTTAAAAAACGTGTTAATTTGTGTATTAGTGGAGAAAAAATGCTTATCAAGACCGGACAACAACAAATTACTGTGAATTTTATTAAGTTTTTTAGAACTGTCGATAATGAATATACTGTAAAATATGAATGTGAAATTAAAAAACAATATATAATTATACTTATATTATGTATTCGTAAAGTGTATCCTCGATATTTCCCATCAGAATTAATTGATTACATAATTGGAAATTTTATGAAATGTACTACAAACGGAACAAATATGTTAACAATCTAATTCATAAACATAATCTATTTTTTTTGTATTTTCTAGAGAAAAAAATAATATTATTAAAAAATGATAAAAATTATCAATCAATATTATCAATCAAATAAGGCATAATTATTTGTTCCCATACTTCAGTTGAAATTCGAGGAAATGTCCGATTAATTTTTCTCAACCGTCTTCCACAAAGAATCAACATCAACACAGAACGCAATCGATTGTTATAAATCGAACGTGAAATGATACTCAATTTGTTTTTAATCTTGATAGTCTTCTTATCATCTGGAGTTTTTGCGAAATTTAAATTAATAATATTTGGATTTGTTTGAACCAATCTAATATATTGATTAAGATCATCATCATAATTCGCATAACCAAATATAAAATCTGATTGATTTCTGATAATTGAAATTGTTCCTAGAGAAGAATGATTACAAATTAAATTACATATACTGGGTAAGCTATTATTAATATAATTATTGTTTAAAAACAAAGAATATAATTTTGGCATATTGTTTAGGAAAATGTGTAAATTATTATCAGCATTCAAAATACCGCACTCATTAATTATCAAATTTTCTATATTACTCGTTTTTATTTGGTCGTTATAATCACCATCATTATTAAATATAAACTCAATCGAATTAGAAAACACATTACGAAGATCATTATTACTTAAATTCAATGTTTTGATATTTCTAGATGATGTAATCAACAAAACAATAGCTTTAGAAAACCTGTCAATGTGGCTAAAATTTGATAAATTCAACACATCAAGACAACAATCAACACGATGTAGTTTTTCAAATGCGGTTTTGATTAATTCAAATTGTTCTAGTTCATTATTATTCCAGAAATCATATGATATTAATGTAGAATTTGATATGTCCAAAATTTTTAGATTATGATTGTTTTCTAGAGCATTAACCAAATTAATAAAATCGTTGTGATTATTCAACGGCATTTTTAGAGAAATTAAAAATTGAAATCTAATAATCTGAGTAATTGGATTTTGATTATATGTTAGTGGATGGAGTGAAAGTGAATATTTACGTTTCTCTTTTTTCAAATCAAAATCACCCTCAAAATCAGTAAGAAAATCTAATAGTTTCATGATTTGATCAAAACCACCATCAAAACCAGTAATAATATCAAATAGACCCATGATTCAAAAAGGGAATCAGAAGAATGTGTAATAAAAATAAATGAATATGTAAAATATATCAATTTTCCTTTTATAGTGGTAGCCAAATTAACACATTTGTTATTTGATTAATTTCGAATTCATTTTTAAAAAATTCATTAATTTCATTATCTTTATGGGCTTGTGTAAAATGAAATAGAATAAATTTATTTTGAGGATGAGATAAAACAATAGGTTTAAGTTGTTCCCAATGTGTATGTTCTTTATGAATAGCATCTTTAATTTCATCAGGTAAGAAAAATGTACATTCAATCATAATAATTGGATATTTAAAAACTTCAATATCTTCAAAAACATGAATAGTTGTATCACATAAATAAACAATTTGATGAAGTACAGATTGATAAAAGATACTTTCCCCTAATTTATCTTTTAATTTCTTAATTTCATGACCATTAAGTGTTTTGTATTCTTCATGTATCTTTTTGACAATAATAGAAACTCCATATCCAACGGTTGGTTTATTACCATGAAAACATTTAAAAACTTGAATCTGTGTGGTTTGTCGATTATGAATGATTTCAAATTTATCATTTGGACGAACACCGATAATTCGATAAAGATTTGAAAGTGATGCCTCAGACAATTGTCTAGAACTATTAAGAGATATTAAAGAACGAATATAATTTTCGAGTAATATTTTATCTTCAATTGGACAATAAATTGTAAAAATATCATTTGAAAATGTTTGTTGTGAATCACATAATTTAGAAATTAAAGTAAATGGAAGACTCGCTATATGATCGGCATGTGTATGTGTAATTAAGAAATCTTTAATTGTTTGACTCAATGGAGGTCCCGCATCAAAACCCAATTTTGGAGAATCAATAATAAATCCAGTTCGATAAGCACATCGAGAATATCCAGATAATTTAATACGACGTGTTCCCGTGTCAATTTCTTGTTCATGATTTGAATAATGGATATTTTTAATAGCCAAAGTATCCATTTTATTTTGATTATTTCTAATAATTTCTTTAAACAAAATCAATTTTATCGATAATTAGTCTAAGTCATAATAGCTAAAAATTGAATTAATAATAATCATTATTTTATTAAATGAAATGAATAATAATAAAACTATTGTGGAAAATCCGAATTGTCCAATTTGTTGTGATAATATATATAAAAGAATTATGATTTGTAATAATTGTTTAGAATGGTTATGTCGTAATTGTTATTTAAATAATTTTAATTCCCAGAGAGATTTACAACATTATTGGGGTGATTTTGATTCATTAAATAAACCGATAACATGTGTTTATTGTAGACATAATTATCAGAGACCATTACGTGGTTTTATGTTTGATAATAAACCATATATTTTGACGAAAAGAATTAATGATTTAAATGATTTAAATGAATTAAATGAATCGAATGAATTAATTAATAATTCAATTGAATTAGATATATTTCAAAAACAAGATAAAACAAATTTATTATTAAATGATTTTTTTAGAAATGCTAGAATCGAAGATTTATCATTATTATTTTAGTTATATTATTTTGGTAAATATTTTATATTCATAATTCCTTGTTCGCTATTATTACTTTTACAATCATCTGGACAATAGTTATTATCTAAATTACTAAAATGAACAAAATTTTTACATTTTCTTCTTCTGAATAATTCTTTATTTATATCAATTTGTGTTAAATCTTCATCTAACATATTTGGGTCTTCTTCTAAATGATTTGTATTATTTGGTCTAAACGGTTCAACTTTTATTTTTCTAGATATTCTTGATAAAATTGAATGACAATTAATAGATTCTCTTTGATTGTCTTCTTTTTTATCTTCATTAATTTCTAAGTCAATTTCTGATTCTTCCAAATCTTCCAAATCTGGATGAACTGGATAAACTTGATATATTGGTTGAACTTCTTGAACTTGTTGAAATTGATTAACATTGGAAACCGGAAAATATTCATCAAAATTTACATTATTGTTTACATTATTGTTTACATTATTATGATAATTAAAATTGAGATGTCTAGAATTGAGATGTCTAGAATTGATGTGATGATTGAAATTATTAGATTGATATATTTTTGGATTAAAATGATTATATGAATAATATTCTATATCATCTATAAAATATTTGGAATGTAAAATATGAATAACTTGATTAAATGTATTATGATTTCCATAAACTGTAATACCACTATTAGCATTAAAACTATCTGGTTTTTTAGGTAAATAAATATAATTATTTAGATGAGGACGAAACATAATCATAATTTTTCCAAAATCGGATTGATTTTCATTGTAATTTACTTGATAACATCTTGGAATTTTATCAGTAAATATAAATTTTGAATTGATATATGGATGACGATCAATATAATTCTTACTATTTGGATAAAATATATAATCAGAAATATAAAGTCCATCAATATATAAACTACCAATTAAAGTATAATTATATGGATTTCTAACTATTATTTGATATGAACCATTGTCTAGATAATAAATATATTTTGTATTTGTTTTTATTTTACCATATGGTTTATTTATAGAAATTAACCTTCTCATTTATTTTTTATTTATATTTATTTCACAAAATTAAAAAAAATAAAATAAAACAATCAATTTTTGTTAATTGTTATTAATTGTTGTTATAGAATGAATTTTTGAACCATGGATCTGGTTTCTTACCTACTGGTGGTGGTGGTGGGATTCTTTTTGGTGTTGGATACCATTCTGGTTGAGGTGGTTTTGGATACCATTCTGGTTGAGGTGGTTTTGGATACCATTCTGGTTGAGGTGGTTTTGGATACCATTCTGGATGAGATGGTTTTGGATACCATTCTTGATATTTAGAGTATATTGGAGAAATCAAACGTATGGGATTTAAAGGTTCGATATGACTAATTGGATTCATACCAACTAATCTAACAGATAAATTTGTTTCACGAGAATAATCTAACATAATTGGAGAAACAGTAGTAAATTGTTGATCACTTCTACCTCCTAGAACTGTTCCACCTTCTTGATATCTGGAAGGAGAAGGAGAAGAAGAAGAAGAACAATTTGTCATTAAATCACTATCATATTTTACTTGTTTTACTTGATTAAAATATAATGGTATTTCTGGAATAAAACTAGCCTCAACTAGTCCATTAAAGTAATTACCCGACTCAATTCCACCAATATGACTTTCAACAGTGTCTGTTAAAACAAATTTGAATTTTTTAGGTGAATGAACCGGACCTTCAATAATAATTGTATCATATGGATTAATTATAAAATTACCAATATGATGTCCATCAATTTTTAATGTCGCTTGACATCTTTCAGAATGATGATTTACAAGTTTAATTTTATAATTTTGTAAATGTTCCATTGAAACTAATCCTTGCGGTTGAATTCTTCCACCAATAATTGTTAAACTATAACCATTTAACGATTCCATTTTAATTAAATTTTTAATATGTTAATATCAATAAAACTCTTATATTCAATTCAATTTTTTATGATTATAATGTGATGTAAAAAAATTGAATTGAAATTTATTATTTAATTAATTTATAATATGTTAAATATGACAACTAATATTTATTTTGATAATGAATATTTCACTAAAGAAAATTTTTACAGGTATGTTAAAAATAAAATATTTCTAGGTGAGGATTTGAACCAAAAAAATAGTAGAGGAGACACATTATTAATCATAGCTTCTTTATATTCAAATGATACTTCATCTCTAGAAACAGTTAAAGAATTGATAAAAGCAGGGGCTAATTTAGATTTACAAAATAATAATGGATTTACAGCTTTAATGAGTGCTTCTAGACATTCTAATAAAGAAAGTTCTCTAGAAACAGTAAAAGAATTGATAAAAGCAGGGGCTAATTTA